GGGAGGCCTCCTAGTAAGGGCGAAGGAATTGATAGTGGTAGTGCTACAACTGCTTCTAGTTCAAAGGTTTCTGATGCACTAGAGAAGCGTGTAGCAAAACTTCAGAAAGAATTAGATGACCTAGTTAAAGATACACCTAAAGAAAAAGGTAAGAGCAAAGGTACTAGAACTGAAAATGCACAAGTAGCTTCACTTAAAAAGAGCATAAAGAATGTTAAGCGTTACATTGCAGAAAACAAAAAGGTTGTAGATTTACAGAAAGAAGTAGCAAGACTAGCAAAGATTGCCGAGCGAAATGACATCGAAGAAATGCGTGGAGCAATCAAAGGTTCACCTAAGAATCCTAAAGAAGAACTTAACAAACAGATAGCTCAACTTAAGAAGCAACAACAAGCTGCTAAGAAGTTATTTAGAGAGCGTGTTAAGAAGCTACTTTCTGAAGAACAAAAAGCTAGACTTAATGACGAAAAACTAAAACTTTATAAAGCCATCAGAGATTACACTGAATCTGAGATAGCACAGAACGCTAGTAGTCCCTGGATTAAAGGTATCCGAGGAGCAAGACTTATTCGTAAGATGGCTTTGGTTAATTCCTTAACTTCAGTAGAAGCTGGTTTAGCTACAGGTTTTATTGAGATGTTTAAGTTAGCCCCTAGAGCTTTAGCAACTAGACTACTTACAAAAGGTAAAGTTGGAGATAAGTTTGCCTCCCACGAACTTGAAGGTGCAAGTTATGCTTTCCAATATTTATTTAAACCAGAGAAAAGAAAAGAACTTTTTGCACACATGAGTCGAGCTTTTAAAGATGGTGAAGACCCTATGTTTAATAAGTCATCTAGGTTTATGGATGACACTCCTCTTGACCAACAGATAATGCCAAGAGGTACAAGAAAGGTCATGGACAAAGCTGCTCGTGATGCTGAAGATGCTGCATTAGGTATTGAAGGTGTAAACAAATTTCTACAAGAAGTTTTCTCAAAAGGTTTTTGGTTAAAAGCAATGTCTTTAGGTGGTCGTGGTATCCTTGCAATGGATTCAGGTTTCAAGAAGATATTGTTTGAACAAAAAGTTCTAGTTGAAATGCGTCAACAAGGAACACTTAAATTTCCTAAAGACCCTGTAAAAGCTAGAGAGTATAGCGATAATTTATTTAAGAACGCCTTTGAAGATTCTGATGGGCTTATGATACTAGGTAAGCTTGAGGAAATGGAGTATGACTTCATGAAGATTACAGAAAATCTTATGATGGCTTCTCGTACTAATGACCTCGAAGATGTTGCAGATAACTTTATTCGTAAGCGTCTTATTGACCCCATTAAGAAGTTTATGCCTGATACCGATAATACTATCGGAGGTTCTTTAACATCAGCATTATTAGAAACTATAGCGTTTACTTTCTATAAAACTGCGGTCTATACAGTGGCTAAATCAGCTATATTAGCTAATCCTTTACGAGCTACAAATGTTCTAACTAACCCTTACAAAAAGTTAATAAAAGAACTAGAGGATAAAATTAGTCAAGAACGCATCGCCTACAAACAATTTCGTGAGCAACTCGAAGACGCTGAAAATGATGTTGATAAGAAACGATTAACCAACGAACTTAACGACTCTAACACTCGTGTAAAAGAATTTGAAACACGAATAGATAGAGCCGAAAAGCGTAAGTTTAAATACAACCAAGAAGTCTTAACCGATGTTATAATGCAAATCGGTATTGGTGGTATGGCGTTTGGTGCTGGATATGCAGGTTATGCTACAGGTTCTAATGCGTTTCTTACAGATGCCCAAAAGAAAAGAAACCCTAATATGAAACCTTTTCAGTTCATGGGTAATGATTACAAAGCGGCAGCCCCTATTGTGTTCTTAGTTGCTATTATGAGTGACTTGGGGCGTTACACTAAAGAACTAGCTGATGTAGACAAAACAGGTAAGCCTAAGAACTTATCAAAAGATACTACACCTTTTAATATTATGCTTCAGTCTATAGCAAGTGCTGCTAGAGAAATGCCTACATCACAAGCAAGTAGAGATTTATCAAACTTATTAAATGAAGATAAGATGTCTAGTGTTCTTGCTAAGTGGATTAGTTCATATATTCCTAATCCTCAACAAGTTAAGAAAATAACTAGACAAGTAATGAATGGTGAAAGCGTAGCTGATTTACGAGGAGCTAGTTTCGGAGAACGATTAGTATATGGTGCAGTAGGCACTGGTAATAAGAAGATAAGACTTAACATGATGGGTGAACCTGAAGTTAGTTCTTATACTGCTTTCCATACTGTTAATAGATACGCTGGTGCTAAGAACAGACCTTACGAACCTTGGGAAGAAGTTGTAGCAATCGACAAAGAAGCTACTATTGCTTTAGAGCCTAGCCCTACCCTTAAAGGCATAAACATGAAAGACTTTGTAGATGATGATGGGATAGACTTATATTATCACTTCCAACAAAGACTTAGTGATTATGGTCTCCAGGACATCATGAATGACTATGTTCAAGATATAGACATCGGAGAGTTACAACTCGAAGGTGATGAACAAGTCAACCTTGGCTTACAAGACTTTAAGAAAGAACTTAATAAACACTACCGAAGAGTTAAAAAAGAACTCGAAGCTGACAAAAACTTCCTAAGTAACTTTATTGGTGATGGCGATGTGTCCATCCTTGACAAACTAGAAGTAGTCAAAAAGACAGTCGAAGTCGAACCAGCAGAGTCAATGGAACTCAAAACATTTTCAGATATACTACCCAAATTTTAACCCCCAAATATAATGGCAAACTCATATGTTGAATATACAACTAGTGGCAGTGGAACTAATGGTCTCGGACAGACTACCTTCACTGCCCCATCTAAGTTCCTAAATATCAATGACATCCGCATCAAAGGATTAAATGGTAGCACATGGACAGAACTAACAATCTCCTCAAGAGGAACTACAACAGTGACTCTGAGTGCTACACCAACTTCTGGTTCGTACTCAAAGATTCGAGTGTTTCGTTCTTCTACAACGGAATCCTTAATAGACTTCCAAGCAGGTTCAAGATTGTCCGAGAGTGACTTAGATACTGCCTATCAACAAAGTCTGTTTGTGGCACAAGAGGTAGCAGAAGATGCTGACCCTGATGGTGGTAGCGGTATAGGTAACATATCTAACTCACAGTTAGCAGGAAGTATTGCTGATGATAAACTTGCTAGTGGTGTTGGTACAAGTGCGAACAACCTAGTAAAACTAGATGGCACTGCCAAACTACCTGCGGTTGATGGAAGTCAACTTACGGGTATAACAAATGCTCCTGCATTTCATGCTTATCACACAAGCACAGTATCAGGTGTAACAACGGGTTTAAATAATGAAAGTAACGTAATTTATAAACCAAATTTAACTAGCATAAATATTGATAATAGATTTGACACATCAACTGGAAGATTTACACCGACTGTTGCGGGTAAATATTTTTGTTATGGTACTATTAGTCCTTTTAGTGCAACAAGTGGTTATGAAAGAACCATTATAAGATTTTTAGTAAATGGCACAAAATATCCTGCTAGTACTAGTGAATTTGATACTTCATTTAGTCAAGATAGTGCTGAGCCAACAACTTTACCAGTTCATATTTCAATGATTGTTGAATTAGATTCTAATGATTATTTAGAATTACAGGCTTTTCATGACTGTGAAAGTTCCTTTTGGGAATTTAAAGGAAACAACTGTCACTTTGGTGCATATAAATTAATAGGTATCTAAAATGGACTCACAACACTTCCCCTCACTTGTCGGATTCATGGGTATCCTCGGCACTCTAACATTAGCAGATATTAATGTTGTCGTGGCTATCTTTGTAGGTCTCGCCTCGTTCATTTACTTAATCATTAAAATTATAAAGGAATTAAAATAATATGAGTGACAAGTCATTAAAACTCAATAACTTACAAGATATTCTTATAGACGAATTTATACATCGTATTAAGAGTGGTAACGCAACTCCGAGTGACCTTAACGCTGCTCGTCAAATGCTTAAAGATAATAACATATCCGCTACAGTAACTAACGATAATCCTATGAATGACCTGGTAAAGATTCTCCCATTTAGAGATGAAACTGACCAAGTTAAGAAGGCTTATAACGAATAACTATGGAAGTCCCTGAACAGTTAAAGGACTTTAGAAACTTCCTTTATATTGTATGGAAAGAACTTAATCTTCCAGACCCTACCCCTATTCAGTATGAAATGGCTACCTTTATGCAGTCAGGAGACAAGCGAGCAATTATCCAAGGTTTCCGAGGAGTTGGAAAAAGCTGGATATGCTCTGCTTTCGTTGTACATCAACTCCTCCTCGACCCAAGAAAA